AACTTTGAGCAATACCAGCGGCTGGTGGGAGAAGTACAGGGACTTGTCTACGCCAAGGAAGAAATCAAATCCCTGCTGGAGAAAAACGTAGACGATGGCGAAGACATTATACGTTCCTGATCATGTTGCCAGATCAAAAGCAAAAGATCCCGTTTCCGCAGAGTCGGCTTATGTAGAGGCCGACCAGCGAGTCCTAGACCCCAGTCTTATCGACAAATCCCTGAAAGAACGCCTGCCGCAACCTACGGGTTGGCGGCTTCTTGTCATGCCTTATCAAGGCAAGGCAAAGACCGATGGCGGCATTCTTATCCCTGATCAAGCTCGTGAGCGTGAGGCATTGGCTACGGTAGTAGCGTATGTGCTGAAGCTAGGGCCGTTGGCTTACCAAGATCCTAACAAGTTTGGTGATAACCCAGAGCCATGGTGTCAGGAAGGTCAGTGGGTGTGCATTGGTCGTTATGCAGGGTCTAGGTTCAAGATTGAGGGTGGAGAGGTTCGCATCATCAACGATGACGAAGTGATCGCTACCATTCTTGAACCCGATGATGTGAAGCATGTCTAAGGAGACGGAAATGGCAGAGGCTCAAGCAGCAGTTGAAGAGGAGAGCGTTGAAGTAACGCTCGAGGACGACAAGAAGACGGTCAACGCTGAAGAAGAGCGTGTTGAGGTTCAGACTGAAGAGCCTGCCGAAACGTCTGAAGCGTCCGAGGATGAGTTAGACAGTTACAGCAAGGGTGTTCAGAAGCGCATCAAGAAGCTGACTGAGAAGTATCGCTATGCCGAGCGCGACAAGGAAGAAGCTGCGCGGCTTGCGGATGTCTTGAAGAAAGAGAATGAGCAACTCAAGACCAAGCTCAGTAACCTTGACCAAGGCTACCTCAGTGAGTACGGCACTCGGCTGGAGTCTCAGTTAGAGCAAGCCAAGCGTGCATATACGGACGCTCATGAGCGCGGTGACGCGGATGCTCTGTTCAATTCTCAACAGGCGCTATCACAGATCGCCATTGAGCAAGAACGCTACAGGCTTGCCAAACAGCGGCAAGAGCAACAGGCACAACCTGTTGAGGTTCCGCAGGAGACACAGGCACAGCCACAACAGGCACAGCCAGACCCACGAGCACAGAAGTGGGCAGAAACAAACGAATGGTTTGGTGATGACGAGATCATGACACAGGCCGCGTTTGTGATTCACAACAACCTAGTCAACGAAGAAGGGTTTGACCCATCTAGCGATGACTACTACAATGAATTGGACTCTCGTCTTAAATCTCGTTTTCCAAACGAGTTGGGGGCCAAACAGAACGGGGGAAGTACAAGAGTCGCCTCGGCTTCTACTTCCGCATCTCGCAGCAACAAGCAGGGGCGCAGGACTGTCAAGTTGTCACCATCACAGATAGCAATGGCTAAAAAACTTGGAGTTCCTTTGGAAGAATACGCCAAGTATGTAAAGGACTAAGTTATGAGTGATACAAGACAACCACGGTCAACACAGACACGCGAAAAACAAACGCGCAGAAAACCATGGGCACCGCCCAGCCGACTAGATGCACCGACTCCGCCCGATGGGTATCGCCATCGTTGGATCAGGACAGCACTCAGAGGTGACGAAGACAAGATGAACGTCCACGCGAAACTTCGTGAGGGATGGGAACCAGTCAGAGCTGATGAGTACCCTGGTCATGATTATGCGGTTCTTGATGAAGGCACACATGCCGGTGTGATTGGTAACGGTGGGTTGATGTTAGCCCGTATACCTGAAGAGACAGCGCAGGAAAGAACCGAATATTACCGTGATCGGACACGCGAACAAATGACTGCTGTAGATCAGGACTTAATGAAGGAGCAACATCCTTCGATGCCGATCACTAATGAACGGCAAAGTCGTGTAACCTTCGGAGGACGCAAAGGCGACTCCGAGTAGTTTGATAAGGAGCAACACCCATGGCAAATGCTAACGGTGCTTTTGGCCTCCGCCCTATTTCTAAGTTAGGGCAGAACGCCAATTCAACCGGTGCGTCTGGGTACACACTCTACGAGATTGCGGCAGACAACAGCAACGTCATCTACCAAGGTTCCCCGGTTAAGCCACTGTCCACAGGTTTTATTGACATTGTGGGAGCAGCGGCAGGTGGAACAGTAGGTTTGCTTGGTGCTTTCTACGGTTGTGAGTATGTATCTTCGACTACCGGAGAGACAATTTTCTCAAATCACTGGCCTGGTTCCGGCGCGGACACGAACTTCCCCGTCAGAGCCTTCGTATATGATGATCCAATGCAATTGTTTGTAATTGCGACGGATGCATCTGTTACCAGTAAGGCAACTCTTCGTGGTCATGTTTTTGCTAACGCGAACTTTGCAACAGGTACTTCTGGTTCTACTACCACGGGTATCTCCTCTGCGAAGTTAGCTGTCAGCACTATCAACACCACGAATACGCTTAATCTGCGTATCATGGGTTGGCAGGAAGATCCTGAGAACGAGGATTTTGCCGCTGCTGGTATTCCTGTAATCGTGCGTTTGAACAACCACTTCAATAGTGCCAATGGCGCTATCGCGGGTGGCACTGTTTCGACCACTGGCGTATAAGGAGGCTCAGTAATGGCTATTTCTCGCGCACAACTGGCGAAAGAGCTGGAGCCTGGCCTAAATGCTCTGTTTGGAATGGAGTATGACAGGTACGAAAACCAGCACGCCGAAATCTACACCACCGAGTCCTCAGATCGAGCATTTGAGGAAGAAGTGATGTTATCGGGTTTTGGCGCCGCTCCGACTAAGTCGGAAGGTTCCGCCATCACTTTTGATGATGCCAACGAAGCATTCACAGCTCGGTACAACCACGAAACTATTGCACTGGCATTTTCGATCACGGAAGAAGCTGTGGAAGACAATCTCTATGATCGTCTGTCCTCTCGCTACACTCGTGCTCTTGCCCGTTCAATGGCACACACGAAGCAGGTCAAAGCAGCCAGCATTCTTAACAATGCGTTTACGGCTGGTGCATCTGCTGGCGGTGACGGTGTTGCACTCTGTGACGCATCACACCCGCTTACAAACGGTAGCACGTTTGCTAACGAGCCAGGCACAGCCGCAGATCTGAACGAGACCTCACTTGAGGACGCTTTGATCAGCATCGCTGGCTTCGTTGATGAGCGTGGCCTGAAGGTCGCCCTTCGCGGCATGAAGCTGATCATACCTCGTCAGCTTCAGTTCGTTGCAGAGCGTCTGATGGTTTCCAACTTGCGTGTGGGCACTGCGGATAACGATGTAAATGCACTTCGTTCCATGGGGATGTTGCCTGACGGTTACCATGTCAACGACTTCCTTACGGACACGGATGCGTTCTTCATCCTTACCGATGCTCCTCGTGGTTTCCTCCACTTTGAGCGTGTGCCTCTATCTACGCAGATGGAAGCAGACTTCGACACCGGTAACATGCGTTTCAAGGCTCGTGAGCGTTACAGCTTTGGCTTCTCAGATCCGCGTTGCGTGTTCGGTTCACCGGGCGCATAAGAATCCTAGTCCTCCAACTGGGCGAAAGGGCGGCTTTCAAGCCGCCCTTTTTTCTGTTATAGTAGTTCTACCTTACACATGTAGTTTCCTCCCAAACTTGGAGCCGTAGAATTTGCGGCTCCGTCTTTTTTCGTGTATCCTGTTCGTATCCTGACAGGTCCAGAGTGGATCTGACACTAGCCACGACAGGAGATAGACATGGCTACTACTACCTTCTCTGGTCCTATTAAAGCTGGGACTATCAAGAACACAACAGGCACGACTCTAGGCTCGAACATTTCTAACGTCGGTCAGGTTGTTATGTCTCAGACATTTGCGGCAGACCTTTCCGGCGGCGCTTTAGCTGCGTCTGTTACTGATGTTGTTATTCCTGCAAACTCTCAGATCATCGACTGCGTAATTGATGTTATTACCGCAGCCAGCGGAGCTACTAACTTGAGCGTAGGAGACACCGTAGGTGGGGCAGCTACACTTGTTAACACCTTCGGCATCGGCACAACGGCTGGTCGCAAGTATCCAACGACTGAGTCAGGTGGAGCTTTGGCTTGGGAAGATACAGGAACGGCAGACATTCGTTTGACTGTAACTAACTCTGCCGCGACCTCTGCCGGCGAGGTTCGTGTGACCATCTTGTATGCTCAAAACAATAACCTTGGCTAATAGGAGGGCGTAATGGCTGCTTCTATTTTTGCCAAAACGGCGACAGCGACTGGGACATTGCAAGGCGGGAGAACTCGTCTAAAGGCTTTCTATGTAAAGACAGCTTCTAGCGGATCTCCAGCGGTGGTGTTCAAAGACGGCAGTGGTGGAGCTACTCTGTTATCTATGGTGTTTCACACCTCCGACGATAATCAGATTGCTATACCTGATCATGGGATGATCTTTAATGATGAGTGTCATGTGACACTTACCAATATAGATTCGATTACAGGTTTCTTTGGCTAATGGCTCGTAAGGCCACAAAGATGCCCAAACGCAACAAAAAGAATTTCCGCCCCACGAAAGCTGGGGCGGGAATGACTAAAGCTGGAGTCGCGGCGTACCGTCGTAAGAATCCAGGCAGCAAGCTCCAAACGGCTGTAACGGAGAAAAAGCCGAGCAAGTCTCGTGCGAAACGCCGCAGTTCTTATTGCTCCCGTTCAAAGGGGCAGATGAAGATGCATAACATCAACTGCCGCAAAACGCCCAACAAGCGTATTTGTCAGGCAAGGAAAAGGTGGCGGTGTTGAAGAATCTAAGCACAATCATTAGTGGTGCGACTTTGGCGTTCTTGGGTTGGATAGGTATCTCTATCGTTGAACTCAAGACCGATACTGCTGTCGTAAAAGAGAAGGTCGCCTCTAACTATGAGATGATCAAACCCATGTGGCAGGCGTTTTTAGCGGAGAAAGGCAATGACGATCTCGCGCAGCTCTATCGCCAAGCAAACAACTAAGGGGGTTAAAGTGCCGAAAGATGCATGTTACCGAAAGGTTAAAGCAAGATATAAGGTTTTTCCATCGGCGTATGCTTCAGGAGCGATTGCTAAATGCCGAAAGGTGGGAGCCAAAAACTATGGAACTGGAGGAAAGAGTAAGAAGTCTAAAAGAAAGACTGGCTCATCTAAACGCAAAGGTAAGACCTTCTAATGCGAGTTCCGACGGCAAGACCGAAACGCAAGTTTCGAGGCAAGAAGATCAAAGGAACCGCAGTAGCGAGAGGCTGCGGAGCCGTCTTGCCAAAAAGACGTAAGCGCACCAAGGGTGCTGTGGAGCAATCCTGATGGCGGTTAGAAAGACAAAAGCTGGACTCGCACTCAAGCGTTGGTTCAAGGAAGATTGGAAAGATGTCCGCACGGGCAAAAAATGTGGGCGACAGAAAGGAGAAAAACGTGGTGTCCCTTATTGTCGCCCATCAAAGCGGATTTCTTCAAAGACGCCCAAAACAACGAAGGAGTTATCTGCCAAAGAGAAGAAGTCTCGTATTTCGCAAAAGAAGCGGCTGGGCCAGCCTGCTGGCAGACCTAGGCGTGTAAAATCTGTACGCAGAAGAAAGACGAAAAAATGAACCGCGAAGAGATAGTTATAGAGATACGGCGCTGGTCATCTTCCGTTTTAGAAAAAACAAGTGACAACTATAACGGGTTGCCTGCTTGTCCTTTTGCTAAAAAAGCCTGGAGAGATAATAGAGTAGATTTTATTTTTAAAGACACAGAGGATTGGGATGCTCTGTATTTAGCGATAGAAGATTGGGATGATTCTAAAGACGTAGTTATTCTTGTTGATACTTGTTATGAGGACTTTAAAGAATTTTATGAAATACTAGACAGCATTAATGAAGATTTATCAAATGGTGTTTTCAGTACTAAAGATATGTTTTTGATGGGTTTTCACCCAGAGTCAGACGACAACGATTTGTTGGATGACGAGATAGAGATGACTGATGAGGAGCCTTATGCCATGATCTTCTTACAGCGTTTGAGCAAACTGCAAGAGGCTTCGGATCAGCTTAGAGAGAAGGGTTACTATAATACTTGTGAAGAGTATTATGGGGGCGCTTCTTCATATCGCCAACGTCAAGAGTATTACAGGAGGCTAAAATGGCAGGCGCAATGAAAAGGATGAAGAAAAGACGCGGCATGAAGGGCGGCGGCAGTGTCAAGAAGATGCGCGGCGGCGGTGCCGTTAAGAAGATGCGTAAGATGCGCGGCGGCGGTGCCGTTAAGAAGATGCGTAAAATGAAGAAGGGCGGCAAAGTTCGGTCTAGGTAATGGCAACATCTAACTCTAGAGATTTTGATCTTGATGTTTCTGACATCATAGAAGAGGCGTATGAGCGTTGTGGACTAGAGGTTCGTACTGGTTACGATGCGAGAGCGGCTCGTCGTTCTATGAATTTAATGTTTGCAGATTGGGCGAACAGAGGAGTGAACCTTTGGACGGTCAGGCAAGCGACGATAACACTTACAAACAATCAAGCGACAGAAACTCTAGGCGCAGATGTAGTAGACCTTCTTGAAGTTGTTCTGCGGCGCAGTAACACGGATTTTGATCTAACTCGATTGAGTCGAGGCGACTATTTGTCAATTCCTAACAAAACGACACAGGGTCGCCCTTCTCAATTCTTTTTCAATCGACAGATCACGCCACAGATCACACTTTGGCCGACACCGGAAAATAGTACAGATCAGATCGTGTACTACTTCATACGACGTATAGAAGATGCTGATGCATTGACGAACAATGTTGAGTTGCCTTTCCGGTTTTTACCTTGTGCGGTTGCTGGTATGGCGTATTACATCGCTTTGAAGAAGGCGCCAGAGCGTATTCAACTTTTGAAGAATGTTTATGAAGAGGAGTTTCAACGAGCCGCTGATGAGGACGAAGATCGAGTGTCTTTGAAGCTACAGCCTGACATCCAGTATCTGAGGGTGTAATGGGTAACTATGCTTCAGGCAAAGACGCATACGGAATCTCAGATAGATCTGGGTTTCGTTATCGTCTTCGTGACATGCGAGTAGAATGGAACGGCTTGAAGGTAGGTTCTGATGAATTTGAGGAGAAACATCCGCAGCTTGATCCGAGACGTAGAGTCGTTGATCCACAAGCTCTCCGCGACCCTAGACCTGATACAGGAAAGGGCCATGTATTCGTTCCGGTTGGCAATAACGTCTTTCCGCCAGTGGATAAGGCGCAAATGATTGGCGGCGTAGGATTCGTCACAGTGGTGGTTTAAATGGCATTTACATTCAGCGAATTAAAACAAACGATTCAAGACTATTGTGAGAATCAAGAAACTACGTTTGTAAATAATCTAGATACCTTTATCGTTGAGGCCGAAGAGCGCATTTTAAAAAGTGTAGCGTTGACTTTCTTCCGCAAGAATCAGACGGGCACGACCACATCCTCTAATCAGTTTCTTACTTGCCCTAGCGATTTTTTAGCGCCGTATTCGTTGTCC